AGTACCTTGAATACCTTGTGTACCTTGCGGCCCTTGAATACCCTGCGTACCTTGAGTACCTTGTACTTGTATTCCTTGCGTACCTTGAACGCCTTGCGTTCCTTGTAAACCTTGTAATCCCTGAGTACCTTGAGTACCAGTAGTTCCTTGTGAACCTGTAAATCCTTGTAAACCAATAAGTCCCTGTAGACCTACAAAACCTTGGGTACCAGTAGCGCCTTGAATTCCTGTAAGTCCTTGAGAACCAGTTGTACCTTGAGCACCATTAGCTCCATTAGTACCTGCAGTTCCCTGTGTACCTGTAAAACCTTGTAGTCCAGTTGTTCCTTGGTTGCCTTGAAGACCTTGTAAACCAGTAAGGCCCTGTAAACCATTTGTTCCTTGAGTTCCTTGAATACCTGTAGAACCTGTAATTCCTTGCGCGCCTGTCGTTCCCTGCGCTCCTGTAGAACCTGTTGTTCCAATTGCGCCCTGAGTTCCAACTGCACCTTGAATTCCTGTAGTGCCTTGGATTCCTTGTGCGCCCGTAGCTCCTGTTGAGCCTTGTGTTCCTTGTGGACCGATACCACCAGTTTGAGCAAAGGTAATAGCATCTGTACCAATGATAATCCAGCCGTTAGATTGGCTACCTACTGAGTTTTCAATCCAGTTAGTACTTGATTGCGTTGTACCAGCAACTACATAAAGAAAATCGCCGTACTCGACTTCGCCATTAACAGAGTTGTTGTAATCTGATGCGCGAGTGAGGATATAGGGAGTTGGACCTGAACCTTGTTGAGTAATTACATAAATACCATTTTGTGTTGTAGTAGTTTGATTCTTAACAAGTACGCGGTCATTAGTAGTAAATGAAACACCATCAACTGAACCACGACCATTGCTAGTAGCAGTAAGAGTTGCGCCTACGCCATAACCACCATCAGCACCTAAAGTACCTGCGGTGTAAGTAGCAGCAAGATTGGCAGTTGTAGCCATACGAGCAGAAGCGTGTGCGTTGTTAGAAGCTAATGGGCCGACTAATCCCTGAACGCCTTGTGTACCTTGAACGCCAAAAGAGCCTTGTATTCCTGTATTTCCTTGAATACCCTGAGTGCCTGTACCAGTAATTCCTTGAATACCAGTAGTTCCTTGGGTACCTTGGACGCCTTGCGTTCCCTGATTTCCCTGCAGACCTTGTAGACCTATTAATCCTTGTAAACCTGTTGTTCCTTGATTACCTTGAATCCCTTGTAAACCTGTTGTTCCTTGATTACCTTGAATCCCTTGGTTACCTTGAACTCCTTGAGTACCTTGGATACCTTGCGTCCCCTGTAATCCAACAAGACCTTGCGTACCAGTCGCACCCTGCATACCTGTAGTGCCTTGTGTACCAGTGCTTCCTTGTAAACCTAAGAATCCTTGAGTACCCTGCGCGCCCTGTATACCAGTTGTTCCTTGAGGACCCTGAACTCCTTGTACTCCCTGCAGACCTTGAATACCCTGGGTACCTTGTGGACCTTGAATGCCCTGAGTTCCCTGAGGTCCTTGAACTCCTTGCGTACCTTGCAAACCACTTACGTTAAATGTCCAAGCAGCAAATGTTCCAGAACCACCAGTTCCAGTTACGTTTACAGTAATGCTTGAATCAGTTGTTAAGGCGGTAATCTGACCAAACATAAAGTTAGTTGGCGTGCCTGTGTTAGTAACAACAACATATTGACCAACTGTATAAGCGCCAGAATTTGTAACAGTAAATGCTTTAGAGCCAGTACCAATTAAAAATGATGTAGCAGAAGTTACTCCAATAAATGAACGGCCTTGGATACCCTGAGTTCCTTGAACTCCTTGAATACCCTGCGTACCTTGTGGTCCTTGGATACCTTGTATACCTGTAGTGCCTTGAGGCCCTTGAATACCTTGTGTACCTTGCACTCCTTGAAGTCCTTGAATGCCTTGAATACCTTGAGTTCCTTGCGGTCCTTGAATTCCTTGAGTTCCCTGTGGACCTTGTAAGCCTTGAACACCAGCAGTTGAGAATGTCCATTGTGAGTAAGTACCAGAACCACCAGTAAGAATAGAGTTAACAGTAATACTGGAATCTAATGTTATTGCGGTGATAATGCCTTCAACCCAGTTTGAAAGCCCTGGGGTGTTAGAGACACGTACTGTTTGACCTAAACCAAAAGCGCCTGAATTAGTTACGTTAAATGTTAGAGAGCCAGTTGTAACCGCGTTAGGTGTAGGTGAAGTTACTCCTAGATATGAACGGCCTTGAATGCCCTGTGTGCCTTGCACACCTTGTGTTCCCTGTGTTCCTTGAACACCTTGCAGCCCTTGAGTACCTTGGGTTCCCTGTGGTCCCTGAACGCCCTGTATACCCTGCGTACCTTGTGGTCCCTGTAAACCTTGCGTGCCCTGAGTTCCCTGTAAACCCTGAGTTCCTTGCACACCTTGTAGCCCTTGTGTGCCTTGCGTACCTTGTGGACCTTGGATAATTCCAACGTTAACCCAAGCTCCACCTTCCCATACATACAGGTATGGGTCAACAATATAACCATCACCATTATTACCTGTTGGATGCGCAGCAACTAAAGCGGCATACGTTGGGTATGAACCAAGGATTACTACAGATGTACCAGCGTTACCTTGTATTGAAAGTCCCTGCGTACCTTGTGTACCAGTCTTTCCCTGCGCACCCGTATAACCCTGAACACCATTATGTCCAGAAGAACCTTGTAGGCCATAAAAACCTTGGATACCTTGTAAGCCTTGAGTACCTTGTGCTTGGTTAAAACCGCCGCCCTGTAAACCTTGAGAACCTTGTACACCTTGACCTGCGTATTGTCCATGAATACCTTGGGTGCCTTGACCGCCCTGAACACCCTGTACTCCCTGTATTCCTTGCGTGCTAAATCCAGGAAGTCCGCCTGTTTGTGTTGAAGGGATTACGTTAACAACTACTGGGGCAGGAGTGACTACTTGGATAGCGCATTGGCATGGCCAGTTATTACAAGAGTGACAGTAACTCAATTGTTACCAGCTTCCGTTTAGCGCACCTGAAGAGTTAGTTACAGCTTGGGTAACAAAGGTTTGACCCTTAACGTAAGTAACGGCTACTTCGGTGTTTGCAATCTCTGTTGCTAGTAGGTCCCAGAATCCACGTACAGGCAGGTACTGAGTGCCATCAACATTAAGCGATAGCTGTACCTTACTGAGTGTTGAAGATGTAGATAGGAGGGTAACTGTAAAATTAGCGTATACGGAAGGTGCATTTGGATAGGTACGAATCTGCGCAGCCCAGGTAAACAAAGAAGCATCAAATGGGAAATCAAACTCTACAGAGAAGCTGTTTCCTTGGGTAATAACTAAATCGTAGTTTTGAGCTGTTGAAGGCAATGGGCTACGTCCAGTCAAGTTATTGGTTATGTAAACTCTTTCTGGCTTACGGGCATCGTCAACCTCTTGAGTTACATAGACAGGTACGTACTTATTAGTTGTACGTGAAGTACGGATAAGCGTACCCATTTCAATCTTCCATAGACCAACGTTAAGCTGGGCACAGAGGGTCTTATATTGCTCCCAACGCTGTTGAATAATAGATGTGAGCTGGCGGTAACGCTCAGAGCGAGGAATATTTACTCCATCTGGCGCCTGAATATCGATATCAAAAGCAGAGTCTGTGGCAAGAGCCCATAGAGCCTCAATGGTTGCAAGGATAGCAACTGGATACTCTTCTACAGGAGGGATACTGGCAATAGTAACTAGAGACCCGTAAGAATCAACGCGGTTATAGGTATGCTGGTTTACAGCATCGTTAATAAAGTTACAGAGTTCAGAGTCTAGGAAATAACGGTCTTGAAGACCTGTTACTGCAATAGTAGAGCCGCTAACAGGGGCGGTTGCAAAGGTAATAATGCCTGTGTCTTCTTCAACTGTATAGCCGTAAGGGTACCCAATAGGATTGCTGTTAATTGTTACATAGAGGTTAGCGGTCTCGATAGGCTTAATCCCAGTGGGAAATACGGTGGTAGTTCCGTCACCAGCAGTAGTAAAACTAAAATTCTTTTGTAAATCGCCTAGTTCTAGACGGACTCTAGAGAGTATGTCAGACAGAACGGCCACAGAAACTCCCTACACTTGATAAATCTAATGATGGCGTATTACTTCTTAAAAATCTCTACAAACGAAGAAGGCGCCCCGAAAGGCGCCCACTTCTAACAGGTAATCTTTTAGATAACGCCTGCTAAGTAACCCTTTTCCTTAAGGTGTTCAGCTACATGCTTAGTAACTTTGTATTTAACTCCAGCTTTAAAGCTGTAGTTATTTCCCTTACCAAGAGTCATGTTGTCAATATCTTGAACTACACGGATCTCTACAGTAGAGTCATCAGTGCTTCCGACCGTTACAGGGTCATCTACAATAACTGTCTGACGACTAGGCTTAGTAGCGTCAATTACATTTGTCTCTAGGTCAACTCTTGCTTGAGCTGTTGCCATAGACATTTGATTAGCGGCATCCTGCTGAGCTTCAATAGCTTGTTCTTGTAGCTGCTCGCGGACACGACCTGTTACATCAGTGGGCTTTGACTTTGTTGCCATTAGTATTCTCCAATTTAATATCTCGTTAGAATAAGGCGGGAGCCGAAACTCCCGCCCTTTAAGCTATTTAGTTTTTATTAGTTGGTCTCGAGGATAACAACAGATTGGTCTGTGATTAGGCCAAGTCCGAAGATTGAGTACCAAGCAAGTGCATGCTCACGACCGAAGTCTAGAATACCGCCATCGCGGAGTTCGACTGGAAGAGAGATAGCGTGACCGAATGCGTTATCACCGATCATGATACCTGCATAACGATCTGAAGCACCGTTACCTGTGTAGGTAGCTGGTGTTGTGTATCCTCCACCAGGTACTACAACTGGTGAAGCTACTGCTGTGTCGGTTGTGTAACCTGAACCAGCACCACCAGTGACCTTAAGGACCTGTGTGGTTTCGATGAAGACTACATCGTACAAACGTCCGATTTCACCGAGCATGAAGTTTCCTGGAGCAGCATACTTTGTGACTTCAATGAATTCTGGGTTGTCACGTAGTGTACGGCTTTGGTGTGGGTGAACGAAGCAGACGTAGGTCTCGCCCAACCTTGGGATGTTCTTGGTTGCGAGGGTCTCTACAGTGTCCTTGATAACGTGTGGTGTTAGGTATGAAGAACCTGTCATAGACGCACGTGATGTTGCGAAGGTTCCATATCCGTACCAGTTGTTAACTGCTGAAGAGACAGATGAGCGGTCTTCACCATAAAGAGTAGAAGAAGCTGCGTATAGTGTGTCGCGTGAAAGCTGATCTAGGTAGATAGCCATGTTACGACCGAGAAGACGTGAGGCTGAAGCCATTACGTCATCGAA